GAAAGCCTTGTTGGTGCCTGCTTACGGTTTAGCCAGTAATCCCAAATTCTTGGATAGAAGGAAGTTGTTGCGACACCCTGTTGAAGAACAGGCGTGTTTGCCACACCTTCGTTTTGTTCGAGAAACTGTGATTAATGGAAGAATCGTGCATGTATCAGATCAGATGAATTTTGAAGAGATTGTGACTATTTTGAGGGCTGAATTGGCTTTGGCTCATGAGGTTTTTGTGAATATGGTGAAAGCTGCTGCCGCAGTACCAGCTGAGATGAAGCTGGCACCTGATGAGAGATTGAATGAGATTGTGAAAAGAATGCAAACAGAAGCTACGAAAGCGGAGCGCGTTGCTCAGCCCGAAGTTGTTCGGAGGGCTGAGCGCGTGCACCAGGATCGTGTTGTTGATGTGCAGATGGACAGAGATGTTGATTTTAAGGTTGCTGTTGTGGAGCCTGTTGATGTTATCCGACTTGTTTGTGGTTCCGATGCTTGTATTGAGGCTGCGCAGCATGAGGTTTTTGAACCTTATGTTGTGCGGCTTTTGTGCAGTCTCGGAATTATGAAAAGCCCGACACTGTTTTCTGCTTATGTGAATAAGCGGGAATATGTGTTGACGGCTCAAGCTAAGTTGGATAACGTTCGACATGATGGCGTCTTGGACGGAGAGAATTTGAACTTCTTTCCGCTTGAGATGGCTGCTATGCAAGCTATGAGTGTGGATATGTCTGTGGTGATATATTCCGACCCGAAATTAAGAGAAATGCTCCAATTGTGTCTCGAACAGGATTCGAGGGGAGGGGTTATGCCCCCCCCCTTTGGTCCTGGTTGGGAAGAAAAGGAGCGTACTATTTTAAGTTCAGGTCGGGCTATGACAGCATGGAAAGGCTCAGCTACGCGAGCGTTGTTTCGATTATGTTTTTTAGATCGTTCTTGCAGGCCTGTGGCTCTACCAGCCAGTATTAAAGTACTGGGTGCGTGGATCCGCAAGCATAGTGAGGATGAGATGAATGTATTGAATAATGTTCGTGAAGCTGAGGCTGTACTTGTGCGTTTGCAGCGCTATTGTGTGACCCCAAATGATCAGTTTATGAGAACTATTGAAGAATTGAGAGAAAATGATCAACCACTTACGTGGTGGCAGCAATTGCAAGTGTATTTTGTGAAAACAGCAGAC